GCTTAAACTCTTTAATCATCTCTAAGAGGGCTTTAAAGGCTGTGGTGGTATCGTCAGGCCAAAAGTGTGCATCACTAAAGACGATGACTCTGCCTTTTTCTATATCCATACCTCTGCGAGTATGCCCAGTAGTTTGGGCTATTTTCTTTAACTGGTCAAAACGCTGGTCATCTACTGAAGGCAATTCAATCTTGTGCCTAGCTTCTATTGACCTTCTTCTGTTATATACTGAGCGCTGACTAACGCCTATTTTTGTTGCCATTACAACGGCTGAACCGCACTCTTTCCAGACTGCAATCCATTCTTCATCGTTTAAATGGTACATTAAATTCCCCTTAACAAGTAAAAGAACACTAACATACAATTATGTCTTATATTAAAAAAGTTGATAAGAATCAAGCATCTGTTGTAAAAGCACTACGAGATTATGGGGCTGATGTATATCTTCTTCACATGGTAGGTAAGGGTATTCCCGACTTATTATGTGCTTATGAAGGACATACTATTTTAATCGAAGTAAAAGATGGCGTAGATAAAGTTTTTACCCCTGACCAGTTAAAGTTTATAGCTGGCTGGCAAGGTGGTGATTTATTTAGGGTAAATAATGAACAAGAAGCAATAGATTTGCTAAAATCATACAAACAGGAGAAATAATCATGCCAATGGATAAAAGTGGGTCAGCCCAAAGCGTAGGTAAAAACTACAAAACTGAAGTTGCCGCAGGAAAACCCAAGAAACAAGCATTGGCAATCGCATTAAGCGAACAACGGGCGCACTCTAAAGGCAGTCGTAAAGCTAAGTTAGAAGAACTTTATGCAAAACACATGAAATCTAGCGAAGAAACAGGCGAAACCAAGAAAGAATCTAAAAAGACTGAAAAAGGTGAGATGTAATGTTTACTAATAAGTCTGTAGTAGGCCGCCCGAATACAAAGAAGCCTGAAGAAACAGTCAACAGTAAGACTGACATTATCAATAAGAAGATAAACGACAGATTAAAGCGTAAAGAGAAGTTAGCTAAGGCTATGAATAAGCTACATGACGCTGACATTGCATAATTTCTTCAGATAAGCTATGGTATAGACCTAGTTTTTGACTTTTTCTTCAGATACACACGACCTCAAACCACGATTTTCAATTTGAAAAGTTGTCCCAAAATTTGTGATTGGTTTATGGTTTCATGATTTGCTTTAAAGCTAGGCAGGCCATGCCTATTAGTTTAGGCGGACTCTGAGCGCCATTCTCCCATCTGGTATATGTAACCCTATGTACCCCCAAAAGATTCGCTGCAGCTTCCTGAGTAAGGCCAAGCGCCTTCCTCCAACTCAATAAGTTGTATTCCATTACTACTCCGCAAAAAAATAGGGGGCGAACCCCCTGGATTAGTTAAAAGTTAATATTCAAGGCCAGCACAATCCATCATCATGCTTTGGTTATGAATCATAAGGGTGCGAATAGCTTTTAGAGAATTACGCACCTGATACTTACTAAAAGACTCTTGGTCTAAGTCTGTAAGGATGTACTGTAAGACTGAGAACATTTCGTCATAATCGTCATAAGCCATATAAAGCGCTTCAGTCATAATCATCTGCTGAAATTGCGCCTCTTGTAATGGTGTGCGCTTTTTAGCTGGTTTAGCTGCTGGTTTCTTTGTAGTCATGGTTTATTCCCCTTTGGTGAGTGCTTCGATTTGTGCTGTTAGTTTCTCAATAGTCTTACTTACCCTAGCTTTTTGAACAGGGTTTTTACTTTCTTTAAAAACTACCTTCTGCCAAAAAAGACTGTTTTCCAATACTTTTAAGCTATTCATGCTTTCCCCTGGTTAAGTAGTGCAGCGACCAATAATTGAAGGTCGGCTGCGTTTTCTGATAAATAGCCGGTATAACGCATTGAGTCGGCCCTGACAAATGGGTCAAGGTCTAACTCAATGGCTGCCAGAATCTCTCTTATTTCGCTTACTATGGCTTCCTGTGTCATATATGCCTTATTTGGTGTAATACCATGCGACCTGAGCCGCCAAGAAAAGAAGGATAGACAATATCAATGCTTGATAATTCTTCATGCTAATACCTCATTAGTGCTATAGAGGTTAGAACTACCAATAAAGGCAAATACATAACCTGTATCGTTTCCACCTGCTGCGTATTCACCCTTCCAATCTAATTTGTCAGCTAATAGCATTGCAGCCTTAGCATGGGCTTGCTCACAATCTAATGAATAGTCATAAGATATGGTGATTGATTCGCTGGCGCTGCTCGCTTTGGCTTTAATGCGTGAACCTTTGGTATTGGTTGCACTTAAATACTTAGTAGATATATATTGCATTTTGATTCTCCCTTTGGTTTAACTTCACACTACGCCTCTAATGTAGCGCATCACTACAGGCTTGTGTAAATTATTTACGCTTTATTACTTATATATCTAGATAGTGTTGTATTTGTGCTATTTCTATAGGTTTATGTTATATTGCATCTAATAAATTCAATACCTTAAGTTTATTTAATACACTTTTATATAGAAAGACTATGGAAACCTCCAAAGTAATAGCTAAAAGTTATAAAGACATGACCATAAATGAAGATGGCTCGACTGTCAAAGCATCAAAATACCCTGGTTTAACTAACGCAGGGAAGGGAAGGCCTCCAGGCACACCCAATAAGGTCACTAATATAGCTAGAGAGGCCATCGCCAAGTTTGTAGATAAAAACGCACCACGCATGCAAACATGGTTGGAGGATGTAGCACACGGCATACCAAAGACCGATAAAGAGGGCTGCATTAAGTACGATAAAGAGGGTAATACTATATGGCTGGTGCAACCTAACCCAGAGAAGGCTTTTCTCATGTTACAAGCTGTAATGGAGTACCACTTACCCAAGCTAGCCCGCCAAGAAGTAGTTGGAGATGAAACAGCCCCTCAAAGAATGGTTATTAGCTGGAAGCGGCCTGAATGAGTGAGGGAGTCCTAGAGGTTGAAATGGACTATTGTCCTCGGAAGGTCTTTGAAGACTTCCACGATAGACACCAAAGATGGTCAGTTATTGTGGCCCATAGGCGGTGCGGTAAGACAGTCCTATGTATTAACGACCTAATTTATAGGGCGCTAATAGATGATAAGGAAGATGGGCGCTACGCTTACCTCAGTCCATACTATGCCCAAAGTAAAACAATCGCCTGGGACTACTTAGTCCGCTTCTCTCAGCCTGTATTAGCTAAAGCCAATCAGTCAGAATTATGGGTTGAGTTAGTTAATGGGGCACGCATAAGGCTATTTGGTGCGGACAATCCAGACGCCCTCCGAGGTCTTTACTTGGATGGGGTCGTTTTAGATGAATACGCAGATATGAAGCCCTCTATATTCGGTGCTGTATTAAGACCTCTATTAGCTGATAGAAAGGGCTGGTGTACCTTTATAGGCACTCCAAAGGGACATAATAGCTTCTGGGAGGTTTACAACAACGCTACCCAAGACAAAGACTGGTATGTCAAAGTCTTAAGGGCTAGTCAGACAGGGCTACTAGAACAGGCGGAGCTAGATGACGCAGCCAAGACTATGACTCAAGACCAATACTTACAAGAGTTTGAGTGTGATTTTGAATCGGCTATCCTAGGCGCTTATTTTGGTAAAGAAATGCGCCAACTGACTGACCAAGGAAGAATTACAGAGGTTAAACATGACCCTATGTTCCCTGTCCATACAGCTTGGGACTTAGGCTATTCAGACGATACAGCTATCTGGTTCTTTCAAGTCGTGCATGGTGAGATTAGGTGCTTAGACTATCATTCCAGTAATGGTCAACCGGTGGCCTTTTATGCTGGAATTATTCAAAGCAGAGAACAGGAAAGGGGTTATACCTACGGCACTCATTGGCTTCCGCATGACGCTATAGCTAAGACCTTATCAAGTAATCGCAGCGTGATTGAACAATTAAGCGATAAGATACCCCTAAAAACCCTAAAAATAGTCCCTAATTTATCCTTGCAAGACGGAATTCAAGCAAGCCGATTAGCATTGACTAGGACTTGGTTTGACCATAAATGCTCAGATGGCATTGAATGTCTAAGGCAATACCAGCGAGAATACGAGCAAGATAGAAAAGTATTTAGGGATAAGCCAAAGCATGATTGGACTTCACATGGTGCTGATGCTTTTAGATACCTATCACTTATCTGGAAAGATGAAGCTAAAATTATTAACGCTGATTCCCCTATTAAGGGTCTTTTTGTAGGGCAAACCGATGTCAGCCTAAATGATATGTGGAAATATACTAAGACCAAATCAAACATTAGAATATAAAAAGGGTAAAATAACAGAACATTTCGCCAAATATTCAAACATTTATAGGAGAATTTAATATGCCAGCAGTTTCAGCCGATTATGGATTTTATTACGAAACAGTCGCAGCCTCACAGACCGCCCAAGCATTAGGCGTTACTGGTGCAAAAGGTGACTATCTACACAGAGTAACTATTACAGTAGGCACAGCCTTAACAGGTACAGTAGCCCTATTAGATGGCGCAACATCTTACGCACTCACAACAGCAAGCACCCCAATAGGTGTTTATTCTATTGAAATTAACGCTAAATCAGTTAGTGGTGCATGGAGTATTACCACAGGCGCAGGTGCTACTGTTCTTGCTGTAGGCGCATTTACCTAGGAATTAATATGGAACATAGTTACGAAGATTGGTATCGCACCATAATGGGCTATGAACGCTCATATAAGCGTTGGGAAGCCAGAGTTGACCGCATAGTAAAGAAGTATAAGGATGACAGTCGTTATGACCGCAATCCTAATGCTAGGTTTAATATCTTATGGTCAAATGTTCAAACCATTCAACCTGCCATCTTTGCTAGACTTCCACGCCCTGATGTAAGTCGTAGGTTTAGAGATAATGACCCAATAGGCAGAGTTGCCTCTATGATGCTTGAAAGAGCTTTAGAGTTTGAGATTGAGCATTATGGCGACTATAAATCAGCTATGTCTAATGCTGTTCTTGACCGCTTATTAGGTGGGCGTGGTGTAGCCTGGGTGCGCTATGAGCCACATATTATAGGTGAAGAAGCTGGAGAGCCTGATGATGGCGTTGAAATCACAGAAGATACAGATGAAGCTGAAGCCACAGAAGGTATGGCAAATGAAAGCCAAGAGCGTATAGAGTACGAATGTTGCCCTGTAGATTATGTTCATTGGAAAGATTTTGGACACACAATCGCTAGAACTTGGGAAGAAGTAACCGCAGTATGGCGCAGAGTTTATATGTCTCGCCCTGCACTTGTTGAAAGATTTGGCGAAGATTTAGGCTATAAAATCCCATTAGACACTAAGCCTGACGATTTAAAATCATCTTATAAGTCTGATGACACAACTTATGAAGCGCTTATTTATGAGATTTGGGACAAACAAACAGGTAAAGTCTTATGGATTTCTAAGTCATTAGGTAAGATTCTTGATGAAAGAGATGACCCGCTTGAACTTGAAAACTTCTGGCCTTGTCCTAAACCACTTTACGCAACCCTAACTACTGACTCATTAGAGCCTATTCCTGACTTTGTTATTTACCAAGACCAAGCTAGGGAATTAGACGCTTTATGCGACAGAATTGATGGGCTTATTAATGCTCTTAAAGTCAGAGGTGTTTATGATGCTTCTGCTACTGAGTTACAGCGTTTATTCTCAGAAGGCGAAAACAATACTTTAATTCCTGTTCATAATTGGATGGCTTTTGCTGAAAAACAAGGCATGAAGGGTGCTATTGACTTAGTTGACATTACCCCATTCGCCCAGGCACTTCAACAATGTTATCAAGCAATGGAACAAGTTAAAGGTCAAATCTATGAATTAATGGGTATTGCTGACATTCAGCGTGGACAATCAGACCC